GCTGCGATATATTCTAGTGGCTTAAATCTTATACCGTCTTTAAGTCTATATGTTATTTCATTTCCACTTTTGTCTGTTTTAGCATTTCCGTCTTCATCATATAAATAAAATGTTATATCAGAAACGGCAACGTAGTAGTCTTTCATTTCCAACTCCTTATAAATTGTGGTTGATATTTAAGTTTTCGTTCTTCTTGTTCTTCAAGAAACTGCTCCCAACTATCTGCATTGGTGCTTACTACGTCATTGTATTCGTCTATTAACAACTCGGGATGACACCCGTTGTCAATCATATCTTGAAGTTCTTTTAATCTTTTATCTTTCCAATTTATTTTCATTCAATCTCTTCAGCTTTAAAATCTTTGTGGTCGTGTCCCACATACCACTCTTCAGCACCCTCTATAATAGCCTCATTATAATTTTCTGCCTCTACTTCTGTTTCCCAAGTAATATAAATTTTGTATCTTTTCTTTTTTGGTTTCATACTTCCTCTTGTAGTTTATTTTTCATAAACTTTTTCCAATCAAAACAATACTCGTCAGATAAATTAACCAAATCATTAAATATCTTTTCAATTAACTGCTCATTTACTTTCTTTTGTCCGTTTGAATAACAAGCATAAACTAAAGCCGTGCTATATATTTTATCTGTATTTGCTTTCATACTCCCTTATAAATGCTGTATTTATATTCGCCTTTTTTGCTTTTAATAGGTATGAAAAAAGTATTTAAAAATTTTTCTGCCATATCAAAATCTGCGAATTCAGCGACTACTTCGCTTTCATTTTTGTACGCATTTTCATTGACAATCATGTGTGTATCAAATTCACAACTATGACCCATTGATAATATGTATCTTTTCTTTTTTGCTTTCATACTCCCTTATACTCCAACATTGTCCCTAGTGTCAAGGGCTTTTTCTTGCTCTTCTTCCGACAATTTATTAAAATCCAACACTCTTTGATGGAGCTCTGGATAAACTCTTTTGCCCTTTCTTATTGACCTTATCCAACAATTATTATTAAGACCCATAACTTGCTCTTCGCAGTCATCTTTAAACTCATCTCTAACTTGCTCTTTATCAAAATTACGATAACTTATGTAAATAAATTCTTCTCTATTTGCGTTCCATATTTTGCAGTGAAAATAAAAAAGACCCCAATTATTAAATTCATTATCGCTTAAACATTCTGTATTCATTTTACCTCTTTTGTTAGCTAATAGGACTATATAGGATAATCAAATAGAAGTCAATAGACATTGTGTTCATTTTGGGTTTGTGGCATTTATGCAACAGTGTTCATTTTAGGTATTTTAAGATTTTAGATTGTGGCTTTTTTGTGTTAGTGTTGCCTTAAAAATGCCATGCTACCCGAAAGAAAATTATACCAAAAATTAAAGAAAAATATCCCGTCTATTTCTTGGAATAGAATAGAGAATTTAAGCCTTTTAGGTATGCCAGATTTATTGGGGTACAATAAAAATAATCAATTTTTTACAGTTGAATTAAAAGTTGTAAAGGGGAACAAGATAAGATTTTCACCTCATCAAATTGCTTGGCATAAACGACACCCGAAGAATACATTTATCATGGTCGAGACCCTTGATCCGAGAACCCTTAAAACTTTTTCGTTGTCCTTGTTTCACGGTTCATCAATCATGTCGCTTGTGCGTTATGGTATGAAAGTTGCGCCTGTCGCTTGTGACTTTGTCGCTTGTGCGTTGGTGTTTGAAAATTTAAAAAGCCCATGAACCGTTGGCGTGGGACTTGCCCTACTTTGCCTCAACGGTTCATGGGTCAACCTAAAAGGTAAAATGACGGTCAAGCGTTGGTTAGGTCAATCCCCGCTACTAACTTGACCCGCGAACCTTGCCTAGCGCTATCCCTTCCGCCTTCATCGGCTTGGTTGTTCTTGTGGCAAGGTTCACGGCTCAAGCTACTAGAGCCAACGTTGTTTTAATGCGTAGCCGTCATTGAATAAAGTTTGCGACAATGAATATACGACATGAAATCCCATATCCATACCACAACCTTGAACCAATAAAGAACCGTCATCTTTTAATTTATAACCTAATGCTTTTGATACATAATAAGACCAATAACTAGGGTTGCCGTCTTTTATGTCTAAAACTTTAATACGTCTAGACATTCCAGACGGGGCGACCTTAGTAACTATTGTAAATAAAGTATCCCCTTTTTTTAGGTTCTTTTTTAGGTAGTCAATAGCGTCTTTTTTTTCTGCTTTCATAGTCCTATAATATCATTGACAACATAGTTGTCAACTGTTATATTTCAAATCAACGGAAAGGTGAAAAGATGACAGATAAAGAAAAAATAAAATCAGCTTACGACATGACAGACGAAGAAGTCGCAAAATCCGTTGACCTTGAAACTTCGGACTTTGACGAGAGTGGGGATATGTTGGACGAGTTGCGAGATATTATGGAGGGCAACGAATGACAGTATCAAAAAAATGGCAAGAGGGGTTTATTAAGTACGGCTTAAAAAGAGGGTTTATAAAACCACCTCTTGAAAGTGAGAACGAACGAACCGAACGAATAAAAAAAGAAAATGCAAACATTGAGAGAATAGACGCGCAAATTAAGAGGGTCAAAAAATGGTAGAAATATTTACACAAGCGCCTTTAGAATTAAGAATAATAATTGGTGGTTGTTTGATTAGTGGCGCGTGGTTCTTGTACAGTGAATATAGAGCCGAACAGAAAAAAAAAGAACGACACCAAAAAGATTTAAACGAGAGCTTTAAAAAAGCTAAATTAAAGCTGGTTAAAAAATAGACAATCTCCCACGTAAAAAGAGAAGCCCCGTTCATGTTTCATGGACGGGGTTTTTTTATGCGTGTAGGGGTCTCAAACGGCTTTGCTTTTTTGCTTTGTTTTTTGACCCCGTCCACCCTTGACGCAGAAAGGGATCCTAATATGTGTATATATATGCTTGATTTACACATTCATTCCCCGTAAAATACTTGTCGAAATAAAAAGGCATAGCAAAAAAATTTTTCAAAAATTTTTTATGAATCGGACTATTGATATTAACAAACTACCCATAGACGTTAGAACGGAATACATGAAACTTAAAGTTAAGTTTCGTGAGAAACAAGTGCAAGTCAAAGCAAAGAATGACTTCATGTCTTTTGTAAAATGCGTCTGGCCAGATTTTATTGAAGGTGCACATCATAGACATATCTCAGAAAAATTTAACGATCTTGCAAATGGAAAGATCAATCGATTAATTATTAATATGCCACCAAGACATACGAAGTCTGAGTTTGCATCTTATCTTTTGCCAGCGTGGATGGTGGGCCGTGATCCAAAGCTCAAGATTATTCAAGCAACCCACACGGGCGAACTTGCAGTAAGGTTTGGACGGAAAGCCAAGAACCTTATCGACAGTGATGCTTATAAAAATATTTTTAAAACAAAACTACAAGAAGATAGTAAAGCGGCAGGACGTTGGGAGACAGCGCAAGGCGGAGAATATTTCGCAGCCGGTGTAGGTGGTGCTATTACAGGACGGGGCGCGGATCTATTAATTATTGATGACCCGCACTCGGAACAAGACGCACAATCTAAAACAGCATTAGAGGCAGCTTACGAATGGTATACATCAGGTCCACGTCAACGTTTACAGCCTGGCGGTAAAATTGTTTTAGTTATGACGCGTTGGTCACAAAAAGATTTAACAGGATTACTTTTAGCAAATCAAAAAGAAGCAAAGTCTGACCAATGGCACGTGGTTCAGTTTCCGGCGATCATGGACCATGGAACAACAGAGGCGCAACCTGTCTGGCCTGAGTATTGGAAGATGGATGAATTAGAAAAAGTACAAGCCACATTACCCGTTGCTAAATGGAACTCACAGTGGATGCAAAATCCAACATCAGAAGAAGGAGCGATTTTAAAACGTGAGTGGTGGAAAGTATGGAAGCATGATCACCTGCCCCAACTTCACCACGTTATACAATCCTATGATACAGCGTTTATGAAAAAAACGTCAGCTGATTATTCTGCCATTACTACATGGGGTGTATTTTATCCAAGCCAAGATGAAGGAGCTAATCTCATGCTATTAGATGCGATCAAAGGAAGATTTGAGTTTCCAGAGTTAAGGCGTGTAGCTTTAGAGCAATATAAATACTGGCAACCTGAAACGGTGATTATTGAGTCTAAAGCATCAGGATTACCCTTAACCTATGAATTACGTAAGATGGATATCCCTGTTGTTAACTTTACACCGAGCAAAGGAAATGATAAGCATGTCAGAGTTAATTCGTGCGCACCTCTTTTTGAGTCAGGTCTGATATGGGCACCAGATCAAAAGTTCGCTGAAGAAGTGGTTGAAGAGTGTGCTGCATTCCCCTACGGGGATCATGATGACTTGGTTGACTCAACGACCCAAGCAATTATGAGATTTAGACAAGGAGGTCTTGTCATGCATCCTGAAGATTATGATGATGAAAAAGACAAACAAGTAAAACCTGTGAGGACATATTATTAATGAAAAACATTCCGCTAATGGTGGCAAAACCAGTATTAAAAAAATTTAGAAAAGAGATTCAAAAATTAAATAAAGCTCAAACATCTGGTGGTGGAAGTTTTAAAAATCTAAACAAAGCACAATCAAGACTTGATTCTGCTAAAGAATATACACAAGGTCTTTTAAAAATAGCGAAGAAAAAATTACCTCCCTCTGCTGTAAAAATGGTAAAAAAAGGTTTTGATGAAGTCATTAAAAAAAGAAAAGAGTTTAGAGATGCAGTTGCTGAATCAACTGCGAAAAGGTTAAAAGGTAGGAAACCAAACTTTAAAGGTGGTCTAATTAGAAAACCCAAGCTAGCGAAACGAGGGTTCTAGTGGTAAAGAAGCTAACAACAACTATACCTCCTCTAAGAGGACCAAACCCACAGGGCTTGAATATTCCCTTAAAACAAGTTAAGACTGTAAGATTGGAGAAAACAAATGGCAGAAATCGACAAGTCGCTTCCAGGCGAAATAAGAACAGAGATTAAAGTTCCGGGCGAAGAGGTTACGGAACAAGTTGACATCGAAGAACAGGTTCCTGAAAAAGGTCCCATTGAAGTTATACCCGAAGAAGACGGTGGCGCGACCATCGACTTTGAACCAGGTGCAATTAATATTCCTGGAACAGAATCACACTTTGATAATTTAGCAGATATTTTACCCGCAGATATTTTAGAACCACTCGGTTCTGAATTAAAAAATAATTACATCGATTATAAGATGTCAAGAAAAGATTGGGAAAAAGGTTATACCGATGGACTTGACCTATTAGGATTTAAGTACGAAAATAG